TTCTTGATGTTTTATGTTGGCTGGCAATTCTAATGACAAAACTCAACGACATCCTTAGCGAGCGCCAAGAGCAATACGGCGATCCGACCGAGAACTTTCGCAAGATAGGAATTATGTGGGGGGTCATACTTGACCTGCCTTATTCACTAGCGCCTTATCAAGTGGCCCAAATGATGATTGCTCTCAAGCTCCAACGCATCTCGGTTAATCCCGACCTTGCGGATTCTTGGCTCGACATCGCCGGGTACGCCAAACACGGTCAGCCATGAACGACTGGAATATCGCCCGATGCAAGGGGTGTGGAGAATGGATGGTCTTGGGAAAGACCTGCTCTGTATGCACTATAATTAACTCACAACCGACTAAGGAGGTTCAGAAATGAACGCACTTAACAACGGAGGCAGCCGATGAGCGCTATGGAACAGGCGGCGATTGGTTCGCGCTGAAGTTCAAGACTCGTTTCCTTGTAGTCGCCGCGCTTGCGGTTGGGATCGGGTTTGCAAGTCCATCGGTGGCGCAAAGCCCTAAAGCATTTACGGATGCCATAGAGCGCACACCTGCGGCGGCAAAAGCCTATGCACACTCACAACTTCATAAATACGGATGGAACTCCACTTACCAATGGAGATGCCTAGTCACCGTCTGGACTAACGAGAGTAACTGGCGACCAAACGCCTACAACGCTACTCCTGTCAAGCTAGTGGTGAATGGGTTGACAGTTTCCTATCACGCCGGGGGTATTCCTCAGAGGATTGGATTATCGCCATTAGCAAGCGTTAGTCAGCAAGTGAATGTCGGGCTACGATATATTCGTGACCGATATGAAACTCCCTGCAACGCACTCCGCTTTTGGAATCGCCATAGCTGGTATTGAGGATGACAATCCAGACCGCGCCTATGGGCGTGAGTCGCTAGATTTCACGAAAGAGCCGTTCCCCTTCCGTGAAGGTACGACCGCTTGAGCGCATGATTACCTCCAGTTGATTGCGCTCGCGGTTGTCTGCCTTAGCCCCACATTTCTCAAGGGTGTGGGGCTTTGTGCTTGTAGCTACAATGTAGCTACAAATGACAATGGTGTAAGGTATCCCCATGACTACCATAGTAGCGAGGCAATACGCCGACAAGGTGGTTATCGGATCGGATTCATTAGTCACCGCAACTCGCAAATACACCCACCCCAAGATGGTCAAGATAACCGAACGCGGGCAATTCCTTATTGCTGGTGCTGGTCTTAGTTCGTATTGTGATGTGGCGCAACACATATTTAACCCGCCCAAGCCAACCGAAGCTGATAAGAAAGACTTGTATCACTTCATGATTTCTAAGTTCATTCCGGCGCTTAAGCAATGCTTTAAAGACAACGACCTCAAGCTGGAAGATGACAAAGATGAAGACACACGATTTGCGTTCTTGGTTGCAGTTCACGGTGAAGTATTTGATATTGCTGATGATTTCGCTATCTGCCTTGATTCCGATGGTATTTATGGGATTGGTAGTGGCAGTAGCCTTGCTATTGGGGCGCTTAAGCAAGGTGCAAGTATTAAGAAAGCTCTTACGATTGCTTCCAAAAAAGACCCATATACCGCACCGCCTTTCTTGATTGTTGAGCAAAAGCGTGGATAAGCGCATAGCCGAGACGGTATTAGCTCGCGCAAAAGGATATTGCGAATCATGCGGATTGCCCGGCGATGATTTTGCATTGCATCACCGCAAGCTAAAGTCTCGCGGCGGTAAAGATGAAGTGAGCAACTTAATTGCCGTTCATCACAAGTGCCATAACCTCGGCACAGATAGCATTCATCTCAACCCTGAAAAGGCTACGGTGAAAGGTTGGATGGTTCCTTCATGGGCTAATCCCGCCGAATATCCCTTACATCTTCCAGACGGAAAAGTTGTAAGATTAGACAACGAAGGTAACTACGAACGATTGGAATAGCAGGATGGCTCGCATTGAAGTTGTAGGAAATGTAGGAACTGATCCAGAGATTAAGTTCTTCGAAGGCAAGAATGGGTCGTTTGGCGTTGCGTCTTTTTCGCTTGCGTACACACCACGCGAGAAGAAGGGTCAGGATTGGGTTGACGGCGAGACGGTTTGGTTTCGCACCTCTATCCTCGGCAAGCAAGCAGAACTCGTTACCGATGCCGTTCGCAAGGGCGAGCGCGTCAAGGTTGTCGGAACGCTCAAGGTTAGCTCCTATCAAGCTAAAGACGGCTCACAGAAGCAAGGTTTGGAAATCAAGGCTGACGACATTACGATTGTGTTGAAGTCTGCCAATAAATCACAGTTCTCAAAGCCTAAGAACGATGAACCTGAGTGGGGTAGCTCTTGGAACTAATGACAAGCGATGAAGTCTGCGAGCTTCTTGTCATTACCCATAACAACCTGCACCAACTACAAAACCGCAAGCAGTTAACTTGGGTAGAGAAAAAAGGCAAGAGGGTCTATTACAACCGCGCTGATGTTTTGGCGTTTAAGGCAAAGCGCGAGAAATGAAATTTAATAATTGCGGTACTTACGCCGGTTACCAGAAGCATTACAGGGCAAAAGATAAGCCCTGTGATGCTTGTTCTGCTGCCAATGTTGAACATTACCGCGAATATCGCAAAAAGCGTGGCGAAGAATTACGCGCAAAACGCAGGATGCGATACAAAATAAACCCTGAAAAAATCAAACAATCTGCTTATCGTTGGCGTGAAAAAAATCCAGAGAAGGTTGCCGCTTGGCGAATTAACAACGCCGAATACGACAAACAACGAAAAAAACTTTGGGCAAAAAACAATCCAGAAAAAGTACAAATAAAACATAATCGCAGGCGCGCTCGCTTGCTAAATAATAAATATGAAAAATATACAATAAAACAAGTATTAGACCTTTACGGTTTTTTGTGCCATATTTGCGGAATTGCTATTGATTTAAAGGCATCGCGCAAGGTTGGAATTGGCGATAATTGGCAAAATAGTTTACATATTGATCATGTTATTCCCATAGCTCGGGGCGGTGGCGATATTTTAGAAAATGTGCGTCCATCTCACGCAATTTGTAATATGAAAAAAGGTGCGCGGTGAAATGCGTAAATTGCAGAAAAGATAGCCAGCATGATATTTGTCCGTCATGCTGGCAATTTGCCATGTCGCGGTTGGTGAAGTTTCCTGATTTATATTACGACTTAGAACGCGAGTTGATTCCGAGTAGCGGGCGAAGCGGTGAGAAAGTATCCGGTAGCAAGACTCCACCGCTTCCTGTCCGTATTGAAACTCTAAATATGCGCTCAGGTGGTATTAGCACTCCACTCATGCGCCACGAAGCCATGATGCGCGAGGCACGATCCGAAACGCGCATTACCTTTCGCGGGCAAGAGATAAATAAAATCACCATGACCTGCGAATACATATCTAAGCGCGGGGATTGGGCATACAAGAACTACAACGAAGCCGTTGACCTTGCCACCGTTATTATCTCTACGCATAACAAGATTATGTTTATTCTTGGCAAGAAGTCTGACGAGATAATAATCGGCAAATGCCCCACGATAAATAAAGAGGATGAAGTCTGCGGTACTAAACTCAAGATTGACCCGACACAACTAGAGCGCACTTCAGAGATTAAGTGCCGGCGATGCGGTACGGTCTGGGAGTCTCACCAATGGAGATTGTTGGGAAGGATGCTTGATGAATCTGCCAAATAAAAAATACAAAGTTATTTATGCCGACCCACCTTGGAGTTATAAAGACAAGTCTTTACATCGTGGCGGTGCGGAAATTCATTATCCGACTATGGCAAAAATGGACATTGAAAATTTGCCGATTGGCGATATTGCCGAAAATGATTCAGTTCTTTTTCTTTGGGTGACAATGCCTAAATTGGAAGAATCTTTTGACTTGATTCGAGCATGGGGTTTTGAATATAAAACTTGCGGGTTTGTTTGGGTTAAAAGAAATAAAAAATCTCCGTCATGGTTTTGGGGAATGGGTCGCTGGACTCGGGCTAATCCAGAAATGTGTTTGATTGCTACTCGCGGGGGGGGGTAAAAAGAATGAGCGCGGCGGTTCATAGCATTATTGACGCGCCCATTTCTCGACATTCAGAAAAGCCAGCTATTGTCCGGGATAAAATTGTTGAACTAGTTGGCGACATTTCACGCATAGAGCTATTTGCTCGCAAAACCGCCGATGGTTGGGATTCGTGGGGGAACGAAATTGCCTAAAGTTAATGTCATTCAAGCTAGCCTTCTTTACAAGGTCACCAACCGCACCGTTTACAACTGGATCATGGAAGATAAGATAGAGTGCGTGGATGGTCAGTACGACTTGGATAAGTTACAGGCGGCATACGACAAGCGCCGAAAGTCTAAACCGCGTGTGCATATCCTCCGTAAGTAATTTGCATTTGCTTTTCTTTTCAGTTATATTATCTATAATTGGGTGGCGTGTAACGAGAGAGCCATGCAAATAGCCCTAGAAGAAATC